TTTTAGGAGCTATCTCAGCATCTTCTGAAGTAACTGGATTAGCTTTAATAATGTCAGGAGTAGATACGAAAGGTTCTATTAATGCAGCATGTTGCCACTCTGATTGTTTCTTAATATCCCTAGATACTAGTTTAGATCTACCATTAACTTCATTACCGTAAGGCTCTGCATTGTACTCACTCTTCCATCTAGCTATCTTCTGATCTAACTCGTTTCTGAGTAATTTAGATGCAGTAAAGTCTGCTTTTAAATTAGAGAGTAATCTAGCTTCAGTTATATTATCAATCTCTATCATAGTTAGCCTCTATTCTTACTTCATTTAAATATCCATAACTAAGTTCTAGAAACTTGTTTAGAGTAGCTTTAGAGTTAAATACTCCATTCTTGTCATAGCTATCGCCTAGTAAGATACATCCTTCAGTATCCTTAGGATAATTACCGTTATGAATAAGGATATATCTAGATCTAGGTACTAGATTGTTATATAGTAATGGCAATGATCTCTTAAATCTAGGTGAGTTATGCCATACTACATTGTAAGCACCTATAGGTATTCTTCTATCTCTACCACTCTCTGTAGTATCTCCACCAGCAGGCTCTAATGTGTAACCATGCAAGATAGTTTTATCCTTATCCATTAAAGTAAACTTACCTATTGTTCCATCAGGTATATCTCTAAATCTAACAATGTTTAAAATCAATCTCTTCTCCTCTCGTTTCCATCCCAGTCATCTTTACATCTAGGGAAAGGTCCTATGCCATACTTGGCTAGAAAAAAATCTCTAACCATAACTAAGGCATCACTGCCGAACCATGCACCAATCCCACAAGATGCATAGCTTACTTTCATATCTTGACAGAAATAAAAGACCAATTCATAGACTATATATGCACTAAATACTCCGTCAAGGATTCTGTTAAAGAAATGAGAAAAACATTTCTTGCGAGAACTCTTGAAGAAAGAGATAATGCTTCCTATAGTACCTATGAATACCACGTACCATAAATAATGTATTTCCACTTTTCTCATGTCCTAAATACCGTTAAGAGTTTAGCAGGGGAGATTATGGCATTGATCACTCCTTGTGTAATAGCCCATACCGTTAGGGCAGTCTCCATACTGCTGAACATACGATCGTATAGGCAGAATAGCCCATAACCACAAACCCCTATAAAAACTCCCCCTAGCACTAGAACAATAATGCGTTTAAGCATACTCTTTGGTCTAGGTAAACCTTTTATCCCCATTATTTATTCCCCTTATAGCACTGAATAAGCAAGTCCTCAACATGAGAAAAATACTTCATTAATTCTTCGAATGTCTCAGGCTTAGCAGGATCGTACTCAGGCTTAACAGGTAGAGTATTAATACATCTAATAGGTACATACTTCTCCTGATATTCAATCTGAGTAACAACCTCTGGTTTAGCTGAGCAACCTACTAAGAATAAGATACTACTTAAGAGGCTTAGCAGCTTCATTAGCTATCCCTTCATAGTATTTAAGCTTAGATTCACAACTATCATTAGGCTTAGTTATATACTTGTACTTAACTTCGATCTCAGGTTTTTTAACTACTTGAACGCTTAGATTTTTTATAGCTTCATTCTGCTGATCTAAGCTATTTCTGCATAGAGCTAGTTTAGAATCTGCTAAAGCTTTATCTAGATATAAGCTCTTATATTCTTCTTGTTTATCTCTAAACTGCTTTTCTAGATTAGCCACCTTATCAGAGTAGTACATATAGCCTAGACCAATAACTAAAGTTACGACAGCTAGTATTGCATTGCCAGCTTTACTAAGTGAAAAGAACTCTAAAATTGCTGAGAATATATTTTCCATTTTAATCTCCATATCTAAGTAAGTGATACAGCCTTACACTCCAGTAAAGCACCTTAACTTCTATCTTGTTTACGTTTAGATCTATTAACATCTCTTTAAAAGTATTATCCGCAGACCTAAAAGTAATACTCTTTTTTTCGATAACTATATCGGTAAGATAATCATGAACTATAGCTGCACTAAGATATTCTGCCTTGTTAGGCGGGAAGATACTCCAGAATATTCTAGGAACACTAGCACCATCTGTTATATAGCCTTTAGGTATAACAATATCTCTATATCTATAGTTCTCTACTAGTTCGAATTGATACTTGCCTACAGGCTTAAGAATAGGTCTATTAACCATTGTCTTGCACCTTCTTGAATGGATGAATACTCCATACAGTCTTTAGCTTGATCTTATCTTCAGGTTCTAAATAACTAGCATAGTTACTCTTAGTCATACCAGCTATATCCATTAGTTTCCAGCCTAGGTATATTCTGCAGTAGTACTTCTTAGAGTATCTGATTATCTTGTATAACCCAAACCTAGTCTTACCATTATTCAATCTACAAGTTACCTTGCACCAAGTACTTCTAGTACCATTATTACTAGTAGCATGTATATCCCCTATCGTAGTGACTGAAGCAGGATCTATAGTAGATACTCTTACTCCTGCTACTTCGCTAGAGTAGTAACCTATCCTATTTCTAAATAGCCAATGCAATCTAGCTTTATACGATCTATTACTAGGTTCAGGATAATGCTTTTCTCTCCAGCCACTATCACCATTGATAGCAGCACACTGACTATCGTAATAGTCATTAGCATCTTCGAACCATCTAGCCAATCTAGGTAAGTGATCGTCTCCTCTCTTAGTAAATACTAAAGCTATAGGTACAACTATATAGGACAATATTTCTAATACTATCTCTACTACTATTGTCCTTATTAGCTGTAGTATCTCTTTAATTGTTAGCATTCTTTTTCTCTTTAGGTCTAGTTCTGACTACATCAGTAAACTCGTCATCGTCTATGTACCAGAAAGGTTTCTCTCCATTGTCATAGTACATCTTGCCGAAATCGTCAGGATGTGTAGCTAGGTGAGCTATTACCCTGTAGACGTTCGTCATATTCGAGTTATCCCACTGATCGCATTTTCTAGCACGTAAGAATATAAGCATAGGGCATAGGATTACTCCTAAGACAAATGCTAGTAAAGCAACTATTGCATATCCCATCTTGTTCTCCTTATAACTTACTAGCTTCTAAGAAGAAGTTATCTATAGCATTATCGTCCATACCTAATGCCTTAGCCATCTTCTGTAGTAAAGGACTATTAATCTCTATGTCCTTAGCATACTCAAACTCTATCTGAGCTTCTTTATCAGCTTTAACTAATGCTTCAGCTTGCTCTAGTAGGTTAAGCTTAAGTAGCTGTAGCTTTAATTGTCTTACAGTTATCTGCTTAGGCACAAACTGCTTCCAGAAGTTATCTATAGCACTAATAGTATCTGGATTAGTTATAAGCCAATTCTTATAAGCTTTCTCATTAGTAGTCTTTAGCTTGACACCTTCAGGAGCAGAGGTTATTACCTCGTCCCCTATCTCTTGTATAAAGTTAGATGTTACGTAAATTATCTTGTCCATTATCTTGTCCTTATAATATTAATGTTGGTAAGCTACAGTTAGCAACTGCAGTGCTTCCACGTAATGCACAGTTACTATCTGAACCACAACCCCATAGCTGACCATTATTTAGTAAAAAGAAGGTTCTCATAGCTTCGTTAGTACCAATAAGTTCTAATTGCTTTAACTGAGATACTTTTTCAGAATCTAGAACTACTTTCTGTATTTCTGTGCTTTTAATATCTACATTATTATTTACACCTAAACCGCCTGTAGTATTCTCTCCGAAGGCATATAAGTATTGTTTACCATTAAGCTCAACTAATAACATAGCCATAAAATACCAAGCATTTTGAGCAGTAGTGTTGTAATAAATTTTTCTGAACTTAGCATTAGGTTCGTTAGGTACGCTTACCTCTGTTATTGTAGATCTATTAGGTATAACATCAGAAGGACCACCACACACAAATAATCTACCTGATTTAGTTATAGCCATAAAGCCACCAACACAGTTAGCACATACATCTACTATAGGGTCTGTTGCTTGCTTATACCCTGCTGGAAAATATGAGTCATCTAATAATACTGGCTTAGTGCTGTTAGATACTGGCTTACCTAATCCCCATATACTCTTAGTACACCAACTATACACAGAGCCATCCTCGCATAAAACTATAGGGTTATAATAACCATCGCTACTGTTTGAAGGAGCGTAGTAATAACTACCAAGCATATCTACTTTCTTAACCTTCTTATCTTGCAGAGTAGTTACTTGGGTAAACGTATTTCTGTTAGTTTTATCATTTAGACCTAAGTGTCCTTCACCATTCAACCCACAAGAATATAGCTTACCCTTCTCTGTTATTAAAAATAACGAAGTGTAGTAGCAATCATTCATTACTAAGTCTTTTACAGAGTCCCCTGCTTCTAAGAAAGTAAGTACTAACTTAGTTGGTGTGGTAAGAGCTGTTGTATTGCCCATACCAGCTGCACCATAATCGTTCTTGCCCCAGAACCACACTGACTTATCTTTCTTTATAACTGCTACTAAGCCTTCACCTATTTTACTACTATTACTCTCGTTGATTAACTTATCTACATTATCAGTTATCTTTACCCAATCGAATTGTGAAGCAGTATTATTTATGCCTAATTGATAGCTAGCATTACCCCCTCTGCCATAAAGGTCTCCGTTTTCGTAAAGTATATATTGTGTTGTCCAAGCACCAATAACTTGTTTAATTCTAGATATACCTTTAAGTGGATGTGGTATTACTGTATGTGGGTTAGTACTCTCTGCTCCAGTTTTAATAAGAAGCATACTGCTATACTGATTGCCACAGAATATCAGTTCTTCGTCTTCAGTTACTAAAAGAGTATAGAAATAAGGGTTATGTTTTCTAGCATCCATTATTAGTTTAATAGGTCCAAACTTACCTCTACTTTGTATCTGGCTTAAACTCTTACCGCCAAGAGTACTAGCATTAACATTATTGAGTAACTGCTCTTTAGTCTCACCATTAAGTGTTTTAGCACTATTAACAGTGATAGCACTATCTCCGCCTACAGTCTTGATATTACCATTATCTGAGTATAGAAGCTTACTTACTTCTGCTTCTCTACCACCTACTTTATCTTTTACTCTGGCAACTGTTATCTTGCTCTCTGCCATATTTATCCTTTCAATATCTTATACAGACATATTCTGCTATGTTCTTAACTACGTTTTCAGGTGCTGTTGGTACTACTCTGCTGGCATCGAAGTCTATGTTTAGTCCGAAGTAAGGCCCATTATCTACATAGTTATAACCAGTGCCATTAACAGTAGAAGTTATTGCCCCTTCCATTACATTAGATGAAGATAAGTGATTGTCATACATCTTGCCAGTTATATTTCTTATAGCATCACCCTGCTTACTACCTATCTCTCTATCGCTCTGATAATCTACTTCAGCACCTGCATCTAGACATCTACCGAAGTAACCTCGTCTATCAGGTATGTTAAAGGTAGTAGTACCATCACCTTCGCCGTATGTAGTGCCTATGGCTTCAAATAGTTCTGGGTAGTCCGCCCTACTGATTTCTCTACCATCGCAGAATAGCCACCTGCCCTTAGGATTTTTCATAGCGAAGAAGCCGTATTGTCCTGCCTGAAATTGAGGTTCTTCTAAATCTACTGTAGTACCTTCGATATATAACTCACCATCTACTATTAATTCATCTTCTATAACAGGATCTAGTCTGATAATGGCTTCATTAGCTTGCAGAGTATAAGGCTTAGTTATATTTTTCTCTTTCTCCCAGTAACCATTGATAGATGCATACTTATTAATGTAGTCTATAAGTCCTTTCATAGTAAGGATATGAATAGGTCTAGCATTATAAGTAGTATTTCTCATAAGTATTTGCATATTAGTACTTACATCTGGTCCTGCTAACATACTATCAGCCTTAGCTAAAATACCTGTAAGCTTTAGCTGCTCTGCTTCTAGTACTTGTATATTATTAGCAGGATTGTAGTCATCTCTAACAGATTTCAATCTAGGTATATATCCAGTATAGCTTCTCTTATCGTATGTCTCAGTCTGTCTTACATACTCCTCAGGAGCTAATCCACCTAGCTTAGCACTATTTACTGCAGTAGCATCGGCATCTAGCTTAGAATTAAGCTCTTCATGCAAGGTTGATAACATAGAATCTAAGTTAGTCATACCTGCTGTAAACTTGTTTACTTCAAAAGCAAGCTTATCCCCTAATTCTTTTACCTTTTCTTGCATAGGAGTAAGCTTATTCGCTACTACTCCATCTATTTCAGTGAACTTAGTTTCTATTTTAGATTGAATAGTAGTAATAGAACTCTTTAGAGTAGTCATCTCTTCATCAAGTTTCTTAATACTCTCAGGATCGAACTTCTTAACTCTCTCTTCTAGTTTAGTCACAGCAGCATCAATAGTTCTCTGAACTATCTGTCCTGCTTCTTTATAAGCTTTTATGACTTCTTTAGTCTCAGCTCTATTGTTTCTAAAGTCTATTAAATCTTGTTTTATATCTGCTAAGTTCTTTAGTTCTGGTATAACTTTTTGTATGTCTTTTAGTACGCCATAATATCTAGCTACTATCTCGATAGCTAGTAAGTGTTGAGATACTTCATCTATCTCAGTTAGATGTCCTGATACGCTATCTACATTATCTATGCTCTTATAAAGTCTTTCTAGCTTATAAGAGATATTATTTAGTACTTCAATAGCCTCTAACATACTATAGACACGAGTGATCTCATTTATATGTCTAGCTATGTTATCTAGCAAGCCAGATACACTAGCTTGAGCTACCTTCTTAACACTATCTAGATCAGTAGAAACATTAACTATATCACTAGTTACTTTAGATACATTAGTTATGACATCTAGTGAAGGCTCTATAGTCTTAATATACTCAATACTATCTCGAAGTTTAGTTATTGTATTTCTTAATGAGAGCATATCATGGATATTACCCATCTCAGCCTTCATCTCTTTAAAGAGTGGTAAGTTCTCTAGTAGAGTTTTCTCTTCATCACTCAACTCTTCTCTAAGTACTATTGTCTTTACAGTATCTGTATTCTCTGCATTAGATAGATTACTATGCGTACCTTCATGCTTAGAGTTTATAAACTGAACTAAATTAGCCATTAACAAAACCCTTTCATATCAGTTGTAGTTCGAACAAGACTATCAGGGATCACTTGCTGATTCATAATAGCTTTTTCAACTTCATTGTTATAAGCAGTTAGGGCATTGCCATAGTATTGTTTATAACCCTCTATATTAGTAACAATTCTTAAAGCTACGTAAGCATATAAGACATCTAATAGACCACTTGGTAAATCTAATTCATCTTCTATACTAGTTACCTTTATAGGCTTCGGCTTATATTCTACGTAGTAAATATCACCTTCTTTAGCATTAGGGAAGAATAGAGTATCTTGATTGATGGCAAATACATTAACCTCATTCAATCTAAGGGTACTATCCTTGTCATCTCTAACACTAAGAATCTTGTATATCTCATCTTCATTAGTTTTAAAAATATCTGTTTCTACAGCTTCATTCTCTAACATTACTTCTTTATCTAGAGTAATATTCATCTCTTTAAGAGCTTCTATCTGAGCTGCTTTAGTTGCAAAACCACCATGAGTCATCTCACACTTAGCAAGCTTAGCATGAGTAGCCATAATGACATTAGGATCTTGTCTAGATATTCTAAAGTTCTTTCTAAAAGCAGGTACTAGAACTATGGCTTGTTCTCTCTTAACATTGAATAATCCATAGATAGTATTCATAGCTTCGTTAATAAGTACTATTAAGTTCTCATTATTCATCTGCTTATTAGGAGTAACATTAGGTAGAGTAACGATCTTTAAATGTTCTATTGCTTCTTTTACTTTCATTTTAAAATACCGTATTCCTTATTGTAGTTATCTCACTTGCCTCATTATCGTAAGCACCATAGGTATTAGGCTTGAAGGCATCGAAACTACCTAGCATAGATATGCTATCTAGTACATCGTCATGCTTCGATTTAAAGCCTTGTTTAGTAGCCTTACTTCTTTCCTCTTCGAACTCGTTATACCATGCAGTATCTTTCATCTCATTAGCTATCCATACTTTCTTAGTATCGAATCTAGGTTTAAATAGAATAAATCTAGAGAACTTATCTCCAGTAGGTCTAATACCATCTTCACCATTGTTATTCGAACTAAGGAAGTTAAAATAGATATTCTTAGCTAGCATCTCGTCTCTTAACCAAGAGATAAATCCAGCTTGTTGTCCTGTAACTTCTATACCTACTCCGATAGGATTATATACAGGTATAAACTCAAAGATCTTATTTATAAATTGACTAACTTCAGTCTTATCGCACCAGCCATCTACAAGCATATAATCACCATTATTAGAGTAAGCCCATATGCTAATAACACTGAAGTCAGCATTCTTCTTAGCACTAGTAGCTAAATCAGTAGTAATGTAGAAGTTATATCTATCTTTATGCTTTAGTACTTGTTCTCTATTGAAGAAAACTAGATTAGAATTAGGTATAAGTAAATCTTCTTTAGAAGTGATCCTAAGCATAAGCTCTTGATAGAAACTATCTATCTTACCTATACTCATAGCCTCTTCATAAGCATCTTTTACATACTCATAACTAAATCTATCCTCCCAGCTACCTTTAAACTCCTCTTTAGTACAAGGGAATTTCTCACATACTGGATAGCAAGCTACTTCCCAAGCTCCACTCTCGACTATCTTATATAAAGGATCTTTAGCATTAAACGGGGTGCCTAACCAGATTACTTTATGCTTAACAGGACTAAGAGCATATTTAACAGCTTTATGGATAGTGTCTTCTATAGTTTTAATAACAGTATCGCTTCTAGCATCCTCATCACTAATAATGTCATCTACGATAGCTAATGTAGGTCTCTTACCATATTCTTTAGCACCACGAAGGCCAGTTTTTGCCCCATATAGTTTTACTACGAATCTATCACCTCTTAGATTTACAAACTCTAACCTAACATCAGTGATCTTTCTTCCTGCAGTAACATTATCGTCTTCATTACCATCTTCATCTACATACTTGATACTCTTATTAGGTATTAGCTTCTGCAAGAACTCACTATTCTGGTATCTGTACTCTATATTCTTTCTAAGAGATTTAACACCATTTTCAATACTATCACCGATATATACAGCAAACTCTACTTTACCTATACAAGGTAGTTCTCCGAATGCTGCAGCATATAAGAATAACCACTCTGCGCAAAGGGTAGTTTTGGCTAAGCCCCTATGGCATAGAACAGCAGTATTTCTAGTAGATGTAAAAACAGCTTCACATATCTTTAAATGTACTAGAGGAGTTTTATTTTCGAGAGTATCTCCACTAGCCATCTGAATAAAGTTAATAAATTTGAGTGCATCTTCACTTGGAACATATCCCTTGAAGTCATAATCTACTTCATTTAAATACTCGTCTACACTCTTAGCCATCGTTTACTACCTTAGCATCTATGAAGCTCATTTTAGAGTTAGCTACATCAGTAAGATTACTACCATTAGCTATCAGCTTCTTCTGTTCTTGCACCATATTAGCTAGCATCTCTTCGTACTGATCTACAATACTGTCAGCCTTGTTATTAACATTAACATCTACTTTTATATTCTCTGGTGGCTTGAGGTGTAATAATAATTTATCAGCAGCATTAATCCTATCTCTAGAATACTTAGCAGTATCCATTTCTTCTACTAGTCTCTTAACAGCTTTATATCTATAGCCTTGAAACATGAGCCATAAAGGTACTTCAGCTTGAGAGAGTATTTTTATAACAGTAGGATTTTTACGATACCTAATAGCAGCACTGCTTAATTGTTTATATTCATCAGAACTAGTATCTGCTCCTACTCTATCTTTTACAAAATCTCTATAACTAAAGGCTCTAGTATAAGCTTGAACTACATTGCCACCATTAGCTTCTAGAAAACTACAAAATCTAATGGCATTAACATAATCCTCTAGGCTAACACGATCACCTTGTAAAGCATCTTGATAAGTATAGAGGGTATCCATAAATCTAAAGCCATCGAAGTCAGGCTCATTAATTGTCTGGTTAATTAAGTCAAGAGCTTCAGGAGTAATAGTAAGTCTCTTCTTCCCCTTAAGGGACTTACTAAACCATTCAGTTAATTCTTCTTTAGATACATTAGTAACTGTCTTGACAACGTTTCTAAGACCTAAATCAGTATCACTCAATGTCTTCTCCTTAAGATCTAATTAAATATTACGAATTAATATTAGCGTAATACTGATAAACTTTCAAGAGTAAATCTGCTATAATTAAGGTTAGATTAAACCTTTATAAAGGACATTCTATGAAGAAAATATTTTTAGGATTTTTAATTTTAGTAACTTCTAGCTTCGGTTGGATGAAGACTGACATCATAGAAGCTTGTGTATCTGTAAAGCAGAACTATGGATGGAGTATGCCAGTAAAAGTACTAGTAGCAATAGGTATGCCTTCAGATATAGCTGTAATCTTACAAGACTATAATAACATACCTATCTCATTAGATAGATCTATAATAGGTAGATATATAGTAGGAGATGTAATAGGTGTAGACGAGAATAGAGTTATGTATAAACTACAAGACTCTAACTTCTGCTATTAACCTTTTTACTAGAAAGACCTTCTACTTCTATAATATTTACTAGAGCTTTATATAAGTAAGAATTTTCTTCACTTAAGTTCTCTTCACTCTTTAGCTCTTCTAACTTATTATTGAGTAGATTAAACATTAGTTCAGTAGCTACAGCCTCACAATCTTTTTTATACTGCTCTTTACTTAAAGTACCATCAATCTTCTTCGATAAATATACTTCACTGAACATTTCTCTACTCCTATACTCCTCTGTTAAGAATATCTTTTTATTCAGCCAATCAATATACTGCTCACCTTCTACATTAAACCAGAGACTCATTCTATCCTTGAATACTTCACGAATATCTTTAAAGACATCTTGAGATAACTTATCCTTAGATGTAGCACTCACTCCATTCATTCTAGTTAGCATCTTAGTATAGACAGCTTTACCTATAACCCAACCAATACCGACTACTAGTATAGTGACAACTAGTGGAGCAGCTCCAGCAACTGATTTATCTGTATCTCCCCTAGATGTAGCTACTAGAATATTACCTAGAGTAATCCCTACAACAGAGAACAAAAATCCACTTAATATCCCTATAACTAATGCAGCACTCTTCTTCATCTTACATCCTTACTAATTTATCTAAAGTATCTCTGATCTCACTAGGAGTATATAACCTAGTACCAATATAGGTCTCACTTAGATTGAAGTATCTCTCTACGATATCTCTCAATCTAGCTAGCTTATTACTATCCTTACCTTGCAAGCAATAACCTATCTCTCTACCTATGACTTCGCTTAGATATTTAGAAGCTAGCATATTAGTAATAGAGCTATCTAATTCTTTAATCCCATCCATATTACCTATACCATTCTCAAACTTCTTGAGTACTATAGATATACAATCTTCATCTTGCTTTAGCTCTTCGGTTATACCCTTGTACAAGTCCTTATCTAACTCAATATCTCCTAGTATCTCTTGAAAATTATCAGCATAGCTCTCGCAATGAACTTCGATTACATCATCAGTAAGCCAGAATCTACCACTCATATAACCCTCCCTTATTTTCATTTAAACATATTTTAAAAGTATTAGTCTTAATATTCTCTTATCAATTCTTAAAGGACCTACTATGAACTTAGAGCAAGCCTACAAGAGTTACAGAGATAATCTGCTAATAACAATATTTGAAGTAGAAACCTATGCTGAGTATTCTCTTAGATTTCAAGATCTAAATCAGCTTCTAAACTTATACTCTAGAGCTACCTTCTACCTATGTGAATGCCTAGACGAAAGCTCACTTATAGTCTATTACCTAGATCCTATCTCTAGAGAACGAGCTACTAACCTATTTAAATTATCTCTCCCTATAATAGAAGAGCATCTAAGACAAGTAGTAGTAACTCAATCTAAGCAGATACCTAAGTCAATAATCCAGTCATCAATCCAGACAGTAAAAGCATTACAATCTAAACCTAAGCATACTCTAAACATACATCAGAGATATGTCCTACATTATCTAGAAGTATTCTTGGAATACCTTTACTAATACAAGGCACTAGTCCTAGTAACTTATACTAGGCAGGCTCTCTCGACCAAGCATGGTCTCTAAAAAGATAGTCTAGGCTATGAGGAGCAGAGGGAGAGTACAAGGACTCGTTTGTATTGGGGAGTTATAATTTTGTATGAGGGTAGATTAGGCATCAGTTTGTATAGAAAATTGTTAATTATTTATGAGGGTAGTACTCCCCCTCTCGCTCTCAAAAATTATTTACCTACCCCCCTACTCATTGCAAAAAGCATTCTTTTTCTCAAGCCAGCTCTCTAATAGTTCAGAGTTCTCCATGCTATTCGGTTAATCGTTTGAGAGTAATGCTCTTAATAAAAATAAATTAAAAGGAGACGTTATGTCTAAAGAAATCAGTTTATTCGGTACAG